TCACGTAATTCTTCGATTTTCATCAACAGAATCCTTCCAGATAAATAGCACTCCCCTGTTCGGGGTCCATCCCTCTTCTCCCTGCGCGCTACTTAAGTATTTTTGATTCTATTCCGGCGCCGTCCGGAACTTCAAACGCGTTGAAAATAAAAACAAAAACCCGCCGAAGCGGGTTAAGTGCGGGTGCGTTGAGGATGCCTGACACATCAGAGGTGGCGAGGGATTTCTCCCCCGCCTGGTCTCTTACTCCTCAGGTTCGTAAGCTGTGAAGACAGCGACCTCCGTCTGGCCGGTTCGGATTCGTACCTCGCAGAGGTCTTTCCTCGTTACCAGTGCCGTCACTATGACGGTTAAACAGATGACGATCAGGGCGATTAACATCGCCTTTTGCTGCTTCATAGCCTGCTTCTCCTTGACCTTTCGGTCCGTAAGAGGCAATCTATATGTGACGAGCATATAGGGGCCTCACTTCGATTTATAGTCGGGTGGGGCTTTTATCTATCTGCCGTTGGTGTTCATGCCCGAGGCAGATAGCCTCAAGCACCCGCAGCAATTCTACTTAACTCTGCCGTTACAGCAAGCCGTTTTCGTCCGATATGGGAATTCCCATATCGGAATGAATTCAGTTCACCTGGCGAGGCTTAGCGTACAATTTTTTCCGTTTTGTGAGCTGCCCCTACATGCCGCTGGCGCGGCATCCGGAAAAAGAATCCACGTCCTGAAGGACGTGGAGGATGTCAAGTGCCTTTCCTGGTCCAGCCATATTTTTTGAATGCAGGCGCCGCTTCATCGGTTTGTAGCCATTCTGCAAATCGACGGGTTTCATCATTTGCATCCTGACGTACTGTAATGTTCATATCACGCCATATCACGTAGTCTGGCGCTATTTCCACGACATCACCAATTTCTGGATTACTGGCTGCCCAGTCAGCCCAGGTTATCCAGACATCTGCTTCAGGCTGATTCTCAAGAGCCTTACGTGCAGTTCCGCTATTGGGCGCATATAAAATAATATTTTTTCGGATTGCGGCGACAGTTTCTATATTCCCTTTACGTCCGGCAATATCTTCCCAGACGCCAGTGCCTGATGTATTACTGGTACCACCACCATCATTAACAATTACGCCAATCCCGGGTCTGGTCAGGTCGTCAATACTCCGGATATTTTTAGGATTACCTTTCTTTACCAGTAAAATACTTTTTCGCAGATAAAGAGGCTGAATATCTTTTTCACTGAAGCTGTCTTTATGGTCCCGAATGATAGCCAGAGCAGATTGTTCTGATGCGCCAAACAAGATATCTGCATTTTTTTTGGCATCTTCATTCCATTTGTTCTGTGGGCCGTAATGAACGTTCACTATAATACCTGTTTTTTCGGCATAAAGTTTGGCTGCATCAAGCAAGGCTGTATGCGGGCCACCAGGACCATACAGATTGATATCAGCATAAGCAGCAGAAGACAGGAATATTAAAAAACCTGCCATTATGTTCCTCATAAAAAACTCCTTTTATTGGTTATCATGAAATAAAGTTATAAACACTACAAATAATATATATTACATCCAGATAAACTTATCCGACTTTACCTCGTGCATAGCTTGTTATTTAAAGTTAACAAAATAAGGAAAATTATACGCATATTGAAGAGTATAAACCTTACATGTTGATTACATTTTTGTAATCAACATCCTGTTTGGAATAGCCAGCCTTTAATGGATAACTATTTCTGACAATGCAATGAGTATAATCAAGTCCATCTTCCACTGAGAATTAGAGGCGGCATGCTTTTTCCGGCTCTTGCCGGATATCCGTAATTGTCCATAATCTGCAGATTTATACCTTCAGCATGACCTGCCAGCGAAAATTTGTCCGGTGTTTCTACGGAAATAACATCAAAAGTTACACGCACTCGCGTTACCGTGTAGACCTACTTTCCTGCACTTGCAAGATCACAGTGGTGTAACCGTAACAGGAATTTATTCTCTGGACCGGCAGTAAATCCCTGAGTGGCGTGGTTCCCATATCAATTTCCAGCCAGGCAGCCTCCATTGCCAGCGTACTGGCTGGAGCCATGACCTGCCCTTTAAATCTGGCCCGACCATCCCACCGGACGTGTTCTTCTCCCCTGAACTTAGGTACAGTCATCTCCAGTGGCACAAAAGTGTCAGCGCCATGATTTTTGACCGTTATCGCGCTACGGATATTTTGTTGACTGGTGAAAATTACCCCGCAGAATCAGGCTTATTCCCTTAACCCGGGCTTTCATCCTGACCGCCGCCTCACTACGACCAATCAGACTGCCGATGCATTTTACCTTCATTGTTAGTATCATAATTTCAGGCCTGCACCATCCGCTCATTGCCCGGACTTCCGACAAATCCCGGCAACCATATCTCGGTGCTTGTTCAGCTCCCGCAGCGCGGCGCAGACTCGCTCCCACTTCTGGACATGACTTTTCGCCCGACGCAATTCGCGGTTTGCCATATGCAGCGATGGTAAAACCAGGTCATCCGCTCGCGTTTCAGTAAACGATGGCAACGATTGCACAATATCAGCCACAGTTTCTGTTTTAATATCTTCCTGTGTTGCAGCTTCCTGTACTGGTAACGCAACACCTGCTGACTGAGGAAAGGCTTTACCATCATTTTCCGTTACCGGCACGGATTTCGGCTCTGCTGGTAACTTATCGCCCGGCATGCAGTAACGAAATTTACCGTTCTGGTTTACACGAATCAGACGACCTTTGCTGATTGCCATTGCCAGCGTTGAAGCCACTTTGCGTGATGTTGTACCGAACAACGTAGCCAGCTCATCAGCCGTTTGTGGTCCGCGTTGTTCAACCGTCGCAGTTAAATCGCACTCCGAAATTTTAGCGACTGTTGCCGTGGTGGTTTCTTCCGACAGTTCTGCCGGCGCTGGCTGTTCCTGCTGAACGTTGTTATAAGCCACACGCCAGGTGTATACGCTTTTATCAACGAAGCCAGCCTTTCTCAGTTCCCACAGCTCGTTCAGCACTTCTTCACGACTGATATCAAGTCGCGCAGCCAGCTCTACCGACGTGGCTTTTCCCATCGCTTTCAGTGCGTCAAAAACAGTCTCCATAAATTTCCTCCCGGTAAAAATTACTTCTCAAATCAGACAAACCCAGCCGCTTTCCGGCGTTCATATTCCTGTTTCAGCAACTCAATTGGCGTTGGTCCCGCAGGACGTTTGGGTGCTGCCAGTTGTCGCCGGACAGGCGGAACACTCAGGCCGTTGCTAACATGCTTTGCCCATTTCGTCAGCTGCCGTTCTGCAAGCCGTTTTAACTCCCCTTCGGTCATCTGGCGTTCAATCCCCTTTGAACGCATCTCGAGGCAAATGTGATACAGCACAGGCTGAGACCACGGGTACTTATCACTTCCGTCGTATCGCCAGGACTCATTGCGCCAGCGGCGGTACTCCTCCATCACAGCATCCACCGTCAGACCAAATGGATTGGCCCCGCTTTCCGAAATCAGCGCCACAAACTCAGCCAGGTCCGGAGGCCATGTTTCACCCGCCCGGCAGCAGTCCATGCACTGGCGGCAGACCTGCCGGATTTGCTGCTCAGTCATCGCGCCAATCTGTGCAATCCAGAGCTTCGAAGGTGCGGCCCCGTTCTTCTGGGTCCAGCGGTTCGAATAAACCTCCCCCATGAGCTCCCACAGCTTCCAGGCCGTTTCCGTCGCTGATAAATCCGTTTTCACGTTCCCACTGCTCACGTGCTGCCCGAATTTCCTGAACTGCCCGTGATGCGGTTCCACCTGGTGCTGCTGCATGGTTTACCCCCTTGCTGACTGGTTTAACCTGCGCCCTGACGTGATTTACGTGACGGGCGAATTTCTGCTCCCACTGAACCTGCGTAAACACTTTCCCCTCCGCTGCCCAGTAGTCCCGGAATGCGGCAAGTTCAGCAGGTGTGAATTCTGTCTCCGGCAAAGCCATCCCCCACAACGCAGCCCGTCGTCGAAAATCCCGTGACGGATACCAGTTATCGGTCATCGGAAATTTTCCGATGGGTTCGCTCAGGCCATCCAGGAATACAGGGGGGACTGCCTGTAACGACAAAACTTCCTGCTCACTGGTCGGAGCACTCTCGCGTGCGTTATGTGTGGGGTTTAAATCTTTGGGTTCCTTTGGGTTCCGTGATCCGTTTTTGGGTGTCTTTGATGGAAAATTTGGGTGTCTTTGGTTATTTTCCATGCAGCAAAGAGTTCCGTTTTTGGGGCTGTTTTGTGCTGAAACATAACCGTTTTCGGTTCTGTTTTTATTAACAGTACCAATTTTACCTACCTTTAAAGACTCCCGTTTTTGGGTGTATTCATCCTCGGTAACACTTTCTTCAACACCGATAAGTCGGTACACCACAATTTGTTTTGTCCGGCCTTTTCTCTCACCGGTATCAACAATTAACCCAATCTCCATCAGGTGTCGTAAGCTGTCCTGCACAGTCTTTTTGTTCAGTTCCGTTACTTCTGCCAGTGCAGATACAGACGGGTATGCACACAAATCGGCACCGCACATATCAGCAAGCCAGGTCAATACTGACTTACTGGATGAACTGCCGGTTTTCACCTTTTTAGCCCATCGTAGCGCATCGATACTCATACGAACCCCAGACAGATATTTGTTTATCTGCAAAGTAATGTTGGTATTGCTGACGATACGCACGCTTGAAAGCAATAGCTTTTTCTATAAGTTCGTCAGTCTCACGTTCCACAACAGCTGGATCCGCAAAAAGTAGCCCTGACTCCACCACATCGCCATATTCTTTGTTTAACCCGGCGATCATGTACGTAATGCTTTTTCCGTCAGTAATTTCACGATACAACCTGAAATCACTGATCCGGATAGCCGCCATAATTGCCGGAATCAGCGCCGTGAATTTTTCCCGCTTATCCCTGGTGTCGATAGATTTCCAGCGTTCGAATATCTTCACCCGGTTAACGCCCAGCGCCCGTTGATCAACCGCGCCATCATCAAACGTGACGCGTTGAACATCGATGTTCGGGCGTTCTTTCAGAGCCCAGAATGCTTCCGTGATTAATATCGTCGCCTGCTCCTGTGTCATTCCTGGTCGGCATACCCAGGCATCCAGAGCCTCACAAACCTGTTCAGGGGTGATTTTCATTGTTCAACCGCCCCGCCCGCTTTGCCTTACGATATTCGTCATAAACTTTGGGGTCGTACTGAAGTTCCCCGCCGGATGCCTCTTGCAGGCGCATCGCGCGACCTTCAGGAACCAGTTCCCCCCATGCAGCAATGCTTGCCAACCTAACTCCTGCGGCATTGGCAAGCTTTGTTTTGCTGCCAAAAAACGCTATAGCATCAATTTTCAACATATCGAGCTCCTTAGATTTTCCTAAGGAAACTAGATCGTAGAGAAACCTAAGTCAAGAAAAATTAGAATTCCCTAATATGAAAAACGAAACCTTCGGTGCTCGCCTCTTACATAGGCGTAAAAAATTAAAACTGTCTCAGGCCGCATTAGGTAAGCTGGTCAAAGTGGCTCACGTAACAATTTCTCAATGGGAAAGAGATGAAACACAGCCGGCGGGGAAAAGATTATTCGCACTGAGCCAAGCGCTTCAGTGCTCACCGACTTGGCTTCTTTTTGGGGATGAAGATAAACAACCAGGCGAACCGATCCCGAATAATCAGCCAGCCATTCTGACAGAAGATCAAAAAGAGTTACTTCAACTGTTCGACGCACTGCCTGACTCAGAGCAAAAGGCCCTGTTGTCAGAGATGCGTGCTCGAGTTGAAAATTTCAACAAACTTTTTGAAGAACTACTTAAAGCTCGCAAAAGAAGCGCAAACAAATAACCCCTTTTTTCTCCACACCCTGTAATAAAAAGCACAAACTTTCAAACACTTGTGTTTTTTACACCAAAAAACTTAGGTTTTTCTACATAAAAATCTTGACCATATGCCTTAGGTTATTCTAAATTTCACTCATCAAGACACCGCACGGTGTTCTCAGCAAACAGTTCCGCTACTCCGGCGTTAAGGGGAAATGAGGTCAGCATGGATACTATCGATCTTGGCAGCAACGAATCTCTGGTGTACGGCGTGTTCCCAAACCAGGACGGCACGTTCACCGCGATGACGTATACCAAAAGCAAAACGTTTAAAACCGAAAATGGTGCCCGTCGCTGGCTGGAAAGAAACTCAGGTGAGTGATATGGATTTCGACACAATCATGGAAAAGGCTTACGAAGAATACTTCGAAGACCTTGCCGAAGGCGAAGAGGCTCTCAGCTTCAGTGAGTTTAAACAGGCGCTTTCCAGTTAGGCAAAATCTAACGGCTGATAAGCGAAACAGCACCGCGAGGAATCAGTATGCATAAACGAGAACCCGTCATCATCGCGCCAGACTATACCGATGATGAACTTTATGAGTGGATGCGCCAGAAAATTAATGCAGCGCAGGATCTGAAATGGGCCAATGAAGCCAGGGCTAAGCAGGCTGAAAAATCTGTCCGCTCTGGAGCAGGATATCACCAATTTGGAAAAAGCAGCGGCATTAAGCATTGCCAGAATGATTACATACCCGCGTTAATAGCTAACCAACGAGGATAAGGTTGGTAATTAAGGAGTTCTCTACGGGTCAGGTGGAGTGCGTGCGCCGGACACGGGTGAGCATCCGGCACGTTCTTTAAAAATCTGGATAGTCCCAACTTATTTAAACGGTTAATTATCTTGAGTTCATCCAGAACTTATTATTGCAAGCGGGGCAAAAAGTACGAAAATGAGCATCAAAGCGCATTATTTCCATTGGTTGCAGTACAGATATTACCTTTTTTCCAAAACATTGTGGGCAAAGATGCACTGTTATCTCGGTATCGCCTATAAATTGCTTCTTGGAATACACAAGAGTTCCAGAATCAAGCTTGTTAAGTTTGTAACCTTCCGCCTGTTGCTGAAAGTCTTCTATCTCTGCAATTTTTGCTTTGAGAGATGCGGCTTCTTCCTGATAAGAGCGCACCATCTCAATGAGCGATACGCATTCAAACTGAACAGACGTAAGTTTTGAAAGCATATCGCTGACAGCGGAATTTATCTCAGTTTGAGTTTTGCATTCAGAATACCCTTTGCCATTACCGCAGTTTCTTTGATTGCCGACATTGCTGCTGAGAACTCAACTATCACGTTACATACTCTTCTCGTTGTTGGGGATATCCAGATTATACAAATTTCTTGTTGTTGGGGAATAACAGGAACCACCTCGCCTGACGTGGTTAAAAGCAGGCACACAACGCGAAAGCGTACGGCGAGGTAGCTGGTTCATAGATAGCCTGTCGTTAAATTTTCGTCGACCGTGCGCTTCCGGTTGTGGCAGTCCGCGAAATGGCGCGGCGGTAAGTATGGCTGGGGTTTCCTCCATTGCTCCAGAAAATGCACCGGGTTGTCAGGTTGACCATACGCTTAAGTGACAACCCCGCTACAACGCCCTCTGTTATCAATTTTCTGGTGACATTTGGCGGTATCAGTTTTACTCCGTGACTGCTCTGCCGCCCTTTTTAAAGTGAATTTTGTGATGCGGTGAATGCGGCTGAGCGCACGCGGAACAGTTAAAACCAAAAACAGTGTTATGGGTGGATTCTCTGTATCCGGCGTTAATTGTTAACTGGTTAACGTCACCTGGAGGCACCAGGCACTGCATCACAAAATTCATTGTTGAGGACGCGATAATGGAAACGTTATTACCAAACGTTAATACGTCTGAAGGTTGTTTTGATATTGGAGTTCTGCTCAGTAACCGGGAGTTTACTGAAGATGCCATTAAGATGAGAAAATATGAACCTTATCTTCTTAATGATAATTCCATACTTTCCAGAATTGCCCTTCTTGAACTTGGTATTATCGGAGAACAGCAGTGACTTCAGCGTTTGCACTGATAATGACCGTTTTTCTTATAACGGGTGAGCCGCAGAATGTGATTACCGGAATTTATTACAGTAAGTCATCCTGCATTCAGGTAAGGGACGAACAAAAAATCCCCGGTGAATGCCTCCCGTTAAAAAAAGTATCGCTGTACCTGAATAACGAAACACCGGCTGGATAACCCGCCAGCCATATTAACGCCATACCAACGGATTAAAAATGCCAGCAATGGCAGGAATTTGTTCATCCTTAAAATGGTTATGAGGTTTATCAATGAACGCTGATAAAGAAGAAATTGCACTATATTACGAAGCCAAAAATGACAAAGTCAGAAAACGCCTTGGGATTAAAGGTGGTTTTTACTGGCGCACAGCAAAAAAATTATCGGTTGCAATATCACGTGGTGTTGCTGCAATGGACGATGCCGGATTTGACGAAGAGGATTTTAAAAAACCCATCCGCGTCCATTTACCCGTTGTGAATGACCTTCCACCGGAAGGTGTGTTTGATACTGAATTCTGCAACCGATACGAAAAAGGCGGAGAAGATGGTATCACAATGATACTTATCGCGCCCTCTGTTCCGGACAAACCAGCCAGTACTGACAATACCAACGTCAACGGCGAAGACATGGCTAAGATTGAGGAGAATATGCTTCTTCCGGTTTCAGGTCAGATTCTGCCTGTTCGCTGGCTGGCGCAACACAACAGCGAAAAACCGCTCACGCACGTTTCACTGGACAAACTGCGCGCATTACATAACGCACAGGATGAAAAACTTCCCGCCGTTACCGCGCTGGCCATCTCAAATAAAGCAGTGCAACTCGAACCGCTGGAGCTTCGGGATTTGTACAAACTGGTGCGAGACACTGACAAAGTTTTCCCCGCCCCCGTAAATTCGGACCTGGGACTGATGACCTCTTTTATCGAAGCATACCTGGGCGCTGACTACACCGATCGCGGTCTGCTTACAAAAGAGTGGATGAAAGGAAATCGTGTTTCACGCATCAGCCGCACGCCATCCGGCGCTAACGCTGGCGGCGGCATTCTTACCGATCGCGGCGAAGGTTTTGTCCACGATGATGCGTCAGTGGCGCGTGACGTAGCCACTGGCGTACTGGCCCGTTCAATGGACGTGGATATTTATAACCTTCATCCCGCGCACGCTAAACGCATTGAGGAAATTATCGCTGAAAATAAACCGCCATTTTCTGTGTTTTTCAGCAAATTCATCACCATGCCGGGCCACAAGGATTACTCCCGCGCCATCGTGGTTGCGTCCGTGAAAGAAGCACCAATTGGTATAGAGGCTACTCCCCACCGTGTCACCGAATACCTGAATAAGGTGCTGACTGAAACCGATCATGCCACCCCTGATCCGGAAATCGTGGATATTGCCTGTGGTCGCTCCTCTGCCCCGATGCCGCAGCGTGTAACAAAAGAAGGAAAACAGGATGATGAAGAAAAACCGCAGCCATCTGGCGCAATGGCAGATGAACAGGCAACGACTGAAGCAGTGGAACCGGATACAACTGAACATAATCAGGACACGCAGTCGATGGATGCTCAGCCACAGATAAATTCTGTTGATGCGAAATATCAGAAACTGCGTGCAGAACTCCATGAAGCCAAGAAAAACATTCCACCCAAAAATCCTGTCGATGCAGATAAATTACTGGCTGCTTCTCGAGGAGAATTTGTTGAAGGGATTAGCGACCCGAATGATCCAAAATGGGTGAAGGGGATCCAGAGTCGCGATGATGATGACCAGAATCAGGATAAAGCGGAACAAAACAGCCCAAATGCGTTACAAAACGAGCCAAAAACAAAACAACCTGAACCAGTAGTGCAACAAGAACCAGAAAAAGTTTGCACCACATGTGGTCAGACCGATGGCGGCAACTGCCCTGATTGTGGAGCGGTAATGGGTGACGCAACCTACCAAGAGACATTCAACGAAGAAAGCCAGGATGAAGCCCGGAAAAAAAATCCGGAGGAAATGGAAAATGCCGTGCTCCCGAATAAGCAATGCACCGAAGGCGATCAACATGCCAATGGCAATAATGAAACAGGCGAGACAGCAAATCCCTTAATTACGGTGAACGGTCATCACGTTATCACATCCACCAGCAGGACGTGTGACCATCTAATGATCGACCTTAAAACCATGGGAAAAAATCCTGATGCCCCGATTATCTCAATAGGTGCAATATTTTTCGATCCGCAAACCGGAGATATGGGACCGGAATTTAGTAAGAC